AGAGTATTGACTAGTTGCATCTTTTTTTGTTTCATATGTTGACGATACCGTAGATGTTATTTCATTTGCTTTTTGATTTATAGCTGAATTCATTTGCGTTGTCGTAGAATAATTTGTTAATTTACTATTTACACTACTATTTATACTGTCTGCTGTTTGTTCTATTTTTGAACTTACTTCTTCTGATGTATCATAACTTTCAAACTTCTTGTTTACTGAACTTGTTATTTCATTTGCTTTAATATTTATTGCACTATTCATTTGTGTGGTTGTAGAATAATTTGTCAATTTCTTATTTACACTCATATCAATTTCTTCTACAGTTTGTTTTATTTCACTATTCATTTCCGCTTTTGTTGCAAACTGTGTAGTATATATGTTTTGTGCCATTAATCTTACTGACATATATGCACTACTATATCCTAACAACTCCACCCTGTAATTTCCGTCTGTTAATTCAATTCTAGGGTAACTATAATTGTTTATAACCATCTTATCTAGTAATCGAACTGTCCCATCTGCATTCCAGCCACATCTTTTATTTATCATTACAGTTTGACTATCATAATCTAATAAAAACTCATCATAGTTTTCACTATCATATATTAACAAATCATCTGGTAATTCATAGTCAAATATTTCGTTTGTGTTTATATTGGTAAATCTTATAACTCTATTAGGCATAAACAAGTCATCACTTGGATACAAATTATCCCTTGGGTATAAATATGCAATATTATTTCCAATCGGATGTATATCAATATTAATTGGCTCACTTTGGTTTACGTCCTCAAATTCCAACATTGAATTTGTGCTTTCTTTTACTGTTGTCAGTTCTATTATATCACTTATCTTTGAATTTATTTCATTTACTGTCTGAGTTACCTGTGATATTTTTTGGTTTTGGTCTGATACGGTTTCTGTTATTGAGTCCATTTCAAGTTCAATAGAAGTCAACGTTCCGCTTAATCCTTCAATTCTACTTACATTTAAACTCCCAGTTGTTATAAAATTAGCATTTATTTGACCATCCATTGTCATTGCAATCTCAAAAGGTCCCTCATAACCATTTGAACTAAATCCAATACCTCCTAACCCGAACCTCCACACATTTTTTGCTTTTTCTTTTGGTAATGTATCTAATATTAGAATCTCATTGTCATCTATATATACATATCCATTTTTATTAAGAGTATTTATTAAATTTGTTTGAGTATTTATCGCTATTTCTTGTTTAGACAAAACTTGATTTATTTGAGTTATTGAAGATTTTATATTTTCAAATTTTGTTTTTACATCTCTACTATAATTTCCAAAAGTTAAGGAAATCACTTTTTTCGAAATTAAATTGTATTGATATTCTAAAACCTCTGTAAATATTTCTACAAAAGGATGCATTACTTTTATTGTATCTCCTATTTCTAATTTGTCATTTATATTAGAAATTATCGTGTAACTAACTTTTGGAGCTTTATTTTCTTCCAAATATATCTCTGCATTTTTTCTTAATTCAGATAATAAATTTTCCTGTGTTTGTTCTTCCTCTTCTAAATTAGTTTGAAAATCTATAACTCTTGTGTATGGTTTTTCATACTGCACATCACTTTCTATATATGTTTCAGGCAATAATAATCCATCATATCCAACTGGACAGAGTTTTGTACACACTGAAGACCAATCTTCAAAAATATCAAATCCTTGCATATTTTTCCCATATGTAATTGTTTCTCCATTATCGTTTCCAACTGATGTTAAAAAACTAATATTCCAATTATCCGCATCAAAAACACCTCCCCATCTTTCTTCTATTGTTACCCAGGCTTCTAAAAGATTTTTTCTTATAAAGTATGCCGTATTAATATTTTCTACATTTGAGTACATAGAAAAAGGACTGATGTTGTCAGTCCTTGCATTTATATAATTTAAAGCATTTAAGCCATTTTGATTTGTGGGTCTTACGTCTAGCAACACATAGTCTTTAGCATCAAACATTACATGATTTGCTACAAATTTTATTTTTTTGCTAGAATATTCTATGTTTTCTCCAATTCGGAATGCTTGAGAATTTAATTTTGATTTTGATTTTACTACACATAACTTGTCTTTACTAATATATTCTTTATATTTTATGGGCACTTCAACTTCTATAAACCATCCATTTAATGATTTTTTCTTATATTCAATACATTTAATAGGTTCTATAATAATATTTCCTGCTGTTGAGAAATCTCTGTCATTTGCATTAAAAATCTTAATCATAGCCACCTATCCTTTCTTTTTACTTTTATTTTTGCATCTCCACTACTTACCGAAATTATATTTTCACCTATTTCTAGTATTGGAAAGTGATAATTAATCTCTAACTGTCTACTTCTATTTTTTCCTTCATATAAAACCGTTTTTTCTTCACAATTGATTTCTACATAGGTATCATTTTTAAAATCATAAACAAATCTTGCACCACCTATTGTAACATCTACTGAATCAGTTGTATTTTTTTCTAAACGGATTATAGGTCTACTCTTAATATTTCCGTCATTTGTTACACGTGAGGAAACTTCTACATATTCATCATTTACTTTATACCAGAATGGATTACGTATAAATGTTGTATCTATTATTCTTATGCAAGCATTTCTTTGAGGTTCTAATTGACTATAAAATCTAGCTGTTGTTAGTCTTCCTTTATATTCAAACTCTCCTTCGCCATTTAACCATGCTAAAATATTGTCTATTTTTTCTATGTTGAGACATTGTACATAGATTGGCCTTTCTACTATGCTATAACCCAAAGTGTCAAAAATTGCTCCATCTCGTCCTTCTATTTCTGTCATTTCATATCTTTGACTTGCTCTTGCTATAAAATGTTCTTCTTCTTCAATTATAACTTGCATATCAGTACTTGATATTCCTTTAAATCTAAACATCATTTACACCGCCTTATATAATTCATCTTTTACTATTCTGGCAAATCCATCTTCATCTAAAGTAAATTTGCAATTTGTTAGTGCTTTTGAAAATGCTTCTGCCATTTTTTGATAATCAATAGAACTATTTGAATATTGCCTATCTATGTTAGTGTTTCCATTTATATTCACATTACCCTTGATACCACTTAATCTATTTACGACGCCTTCTCCAATTTCATCGGCTTGTTTAAAAAGTTCTTTTTTCCCTTCTTCCATTTCCTCTTCCATTGGTTCCATCGCAAATTTCATTATTTTTCTTGTTTTTCTTGAAGGAGAATGTATATCAAAAGCTTTTCTTAAATTATTAATAATACCATTTGCAATATTAAAAGCTTTTGCTAATAAAGACGGTTCTTTTTTCTCCATCTCTTCTAACATTGGTTTCATTGCATTTTTCATTGCTTTTCTGGTTTCTTTTGGCATATTATCGTAAGTTTCTAAAATGGAATCTACTATTTCTTGTGTTTCCCCATCTATCTTTCCTCCATACAATTCTGTCTGTGCTACCATTGCCAACCATACACCTATTTCTTTTTCTTGCTCTTCTGACATATTTTTGTACATTTCATTCCAAGTATTTTTTTGATGAAATGCGAAAGTTTGATTTTCACTAGTAATAGCTTGTGCAGTATTTGTTACATACCAAAGTTCTCCATCTTTTATTCTCTTTATTGTTTCTTTATGAGCTTCTTCTAATTTTTCTTGTTTTTCAATATACTCTTTTAATGTATTGTAAAAACCATCATTTTGTTTATTTCTTTCTAAATATGCATTAGCATAAACTTCACTTATTTTGGCAACTTCTTCATTTGCTAGGGCTATTTTTTCTTCTTTTTGTGCAACTATTCTTTCATATTCTTTTTTATACTCTTCTGTTTGCCTTGCCTCTTCTGTTGCATATCTTTGATTCAACAATGCTGTTTCTTCTATTGTTTGGTTATTAATCAAATCTATTGTTTTATCTCTTTGGTCTTCTGCTGTTTTTATCCATTCTTGAGATTGTAATTTATATTCTTCTAAACTTCCTTGAAAAGTTTCAGCATTAGTAACAGCTTGCTGACTTATAGCCTCTGATATTGATTTCTGAATTTCTAGTTCTCTTTGATTTAATTCTCTTAATTTTTCAAAATATTCATCTAATTGCCTTATTTCTCCTTGAGTATAATTTCTCCTTTCCTCTGACGCGGTTTTGCATATCTCAGTTATTCCCTGTTGAACTTCATTCATTTGATTTTGTAATTTTTGCTGTTCTTCTGAACTTACAAATAATTCAGAATTAAAATCATTTAAATAAGATTTTGCAGTATCTATTCCAGTAATAAAATCAGTAGCTGCATTTCCCATATTTGAAAAAGCCTCTTTTGTATCCTTTTCTGCAAGTTGTACAGCAATTGCTATTCCCGCAATTGCTGCGCCTATTCCTACACACGCTATTCCTATTGGGCTTGTTATTGCCGAAAAAACACCTGCCAAACCATTAACGGCTGTTGATGTAGATGTTATTGTTCCTCTTGCCACTCCTATTGCTTGTACAAATGTTCCTATTCCTCGAGCTGTTCCTCCAATAGCTGTTGTTAGTTTCCCAATTATAGTTAATAATGGTCCAATGGCTGTAATCCATAGTCCTATTTTTACTATCATATCCACTTGTTCATCTGATAAACTTTCAAATTTTTCTATCCATTTTCCAAGTGTATCTAATACTGTTTCAATAGATGGCATAAGTTTATTTCCAAGTGTAATGGCCATATCTTTTAATTTATTTAATGCCATTATTATTTTGCTTTTTAAAGTATCATATCTTTTGTTTGCCTCATTTGTTAGTGCAGTATTGTCTTCCCAAGCTTCATTTCCTGTTTTTACTGCATCATTCATTAAATCACTTGCATTTGCTAAAGACAAAATCGTATTGGAAAGTCTTACCTCTTTAAGCCCCATCTCTTCTAATATGGCAATAGCAGATTTACCATTTCTTTTTGTATCATTTAATCCACTTATAAAAGCACTTAATGCAGATACTGCATCTTCTTCAAATGCTTGTTTAAATTCTTTAGTGGCCATACCTGCAACAGAAGCAAAATCATTTAGTTCATCTGAACCTGTTTCTACTGCTACTTGTATTTGTTTTAATAATTTTGACATCGCAGAACCACCCGCTTCTGCTTCAATTCCTACACTTGACATTGCAGTTGCTAAAGATAATATTTGAGATTGAGTTAATCCAGTTAATTCTCCAGTTGCAGCTAGACGTGTCGCCATCTCTACAATATCCGCTTCTGTTGTAGCAAAATTATTTCCTAATGCAACAATTGTAGAACCCAATTTATCATAATCTTTTGCAGACATATTTGTTATATTTGCAAATTTTGCTAATGAACTAGCTGCTTCTTCTGCTGACAAATTAGTAGAGTTTCCCAAATCAATCATTACTCTTGTAAAAGATATTATGTCTTCTGTCTTTATACCTAATTGTCCTGCTGCTTCTGCTACTGCTGATATTTCTGTTGTGGTTGAAGGAATTTCTTTTGCCATATCTCTTATGCCCTGCTCTAATTTTTTCATTTGCTCTTGTGTGCCGTCAACAGTTTTTTCAACACCTGTAAAAGCATCTTCAAAATCTATTGCACTTTTTGCACTTGCTACTAAAGCTGATCCAGTAGCAGCAGAAAATGCAGACAATTTCTTGCCTGCACTTTCTATTTTTTTACCAGTGTTTTCGACCTTAGTTCCAAATTCTTCTATCTTTTTACCAGTATTATGTAATTCGTTTTTCATCGATTCTACTTTTTTGGTATAGGATATTATTTTTATTTCTGTTCTTTCAAGTTCTTTTCTCTTCTTTTCTAGCTGTTCTTGATTCTTTCTCTTAGCTTTTGTATCACTTTCCTCAGCATTCTCCAATTTACTTATTTCTGCTCTTAACGCAGTAGCTTTCTCTTTTTGTAATTCAATTGCTTCCCCTAAATTCTTTATTTGAAAATTTAATTTTTCTGTTATAGGAGTAGTTCTATCCCATTGCGCTTGTGCTTTTTTAAATTCAAGATTATTATCGCTAATAGCACTATTAACTTCTTTTAATGTTTTTACAAATTTTGCAGAACCATTTTCTTCAAAAATCAGACCTACTCTTTTTAAATCATCTGCCATTACTTTCACCTCTTTTTTATAAATAATAAAAACACCTGCATTTGCAAGTGTTTACTATATTGAAAAATAATATTTTCTTTTTATTTATATA